AAAATAATTATATAACAGTATCTGAACTTAAAAGCAAAAAGAAAGATAAAAACCGTAAATTCATCACAAGATATAAGCTTGGGCGTTCCGAAATAGCACCTATTAAAGACAAAACAAAGATGTCTAGTTATATCAAAAAATACATTACAAAAGAGCTTATTCAAGACAAAAACGCTAAACGCTACTGGTCAAGTCGAAACCTAAAACAACCTGAAATAATAGAAAATTTCATAAGTGAATTTCAAAAAATACCTGAACAATTCCTAACCGCAAAACATGATTACCACGATATTTATATAATACCTAAAGAATCTTCATATTTTAGCTTTTCAAAATATGCAAATAAACTCGAAAACCACTTTAAACGTGAAAAATTACACATAAAAATATAACAGTTATCATCTTGATTTATCAAGTGATAACTCCCTATTTCAACTTGTTGAAATAGGTTTATTCCTGTATAATTTAAAATATGGATATTTTATTATACTTTTTTGCAATCCCTATAATTCTTGTAATTATAATTAAAGCTATTGCTTCAGACTCTGCAAATCAAAAAACTTCAACAGTATATAGATATAATCGAAAATACGTTATAATGACAGAACGTGAACAAGAATTTTATAAAAAATTAAAATTAGTTTGCGGTGATTCAATTTTAATTTTTCCACAAATTCACCTATCAAGTTTATTTTTTCACAATGTAAAAGGTCAAAATTTTAAATTAGCGTTTAGATTCATTAACAGACTTTCGGTAGATTTTGTTTTGGTAGATTCGCGAAATTTTAAAACCCTATTAGCGATTGAACTTGATGACTCCACACATAACGAAAAAGACAGAATCAAGCGCGATTTAATTGTAAATGACATTTTTGAAAAAGCGCACTTCCCTCTTTTGCGTGTGGATTCGGTCAAAATCGATAACGAAAAATTAAAAGAAATGATATTAGAAAGTATAAAAAATGGTGTAAAATAAACATCATTTTTGTACTTCTCTCATCTGTAATTATGTTATAATACTTGACAAAATACAAGATATATTGTGCGACACATCTTGTTTTTCTTTTTTGAGTATGCTAATATGTTTTCGTAAATACGAAAACATAATTTTTTAAGGAGAAAAATCAATTATGCAAGAAAAATTATTAAATCAAGATAACATTATTTCAACAGTTGCCCGTGTTGCACTTCGTACACAAAAATCTGAAAAATCTGGAAATTATTTCACTATCCTAACTTTACGTTTCAAAAATGGTTTAGAAATTGATTATTTTGTCGATAAAAAAGATAAATTCGGTCTTCTTGATGCTGTTAAATCAATCTCTCAATCTGAAAAACTAGATAATATCCTAAACGAGGACTAACAGCCTATGTGAAATTTTAGCCTTTAGTCCATCGCAAACAAAAAGCGAACAAAAACAATATCAACGTAAAAAAGGAGTTAAAAAATGCTTGAAACATTTGGAGCAATCAGCTTTCCAGAAAATTTGAACACTCAAATTATCACTGGAATTGAGAGCGCATTCTCAAACGGTTTGACTTTCGTTGCGCCTATTCTTGTAGGTATGGTAGGTATTACTATCGTGCGAAAAGTTATCAACCGCGGTAAAAACGGTCGGGTTTAATCCCCTGCTTTCTCCCAATCCTGAGTATGATTTAAAACTACTCATCTATAATATAAATTTAACAATTAAATTAGCTTAAATTATAACTTAAATTGAAATAAAAGTGATTAGCACTTTATTAGGTTCATTTTTATTTTTTACAAATCCACATCTAGTATAAGAACATCGAAAAATAGTTTTTTATAATCACTTTTTTATATTTTAAACTTAAGCTTAATTTAATTAAAGGTAAAAATAATGGTTCAAAACGTGTCATCAAATGAAGTTATCGGTATAATTTTAGACCTATTTTCTAAAGGTTTTGTTTTTCTGTTACCTATCATTGGAGTATTGGCAGGAATTCACCTTTTATATTCAATGATAATGAACGTGCTATTTAGAGATAGACTATAGGAGAAAATATGCAAGATATATATTATTACACCCCTTTGCATAATAAATTTGTAAAATTCGATGATATAACTTGGCTCATTATCATAATGCTTACGATTCTAGCATTATATTTTATTAAAAACATGAAAGTTCGCCCTAAAAGGTAGAGTATGAACAAATGGAAAATTTACTTTTTATTATTTGGCTTTGCATTATTCTGTGGTTTATTTGGGATTCTAAGCAAAAACGCTTTCGCAGTTGAAAGTTATAAAATATCACCTGCAGATGATCGTACGATAACATCTAGATTTTATCAAAATTCAGGAATTGCAGAAAGTCGAAAAATTGATTTACACTATTATTTTTATGCTAATAATCAGTACGGCGAACAGTTAAAAGGAATTGCCTATATTTGCGATTACAAAACAGACCGTTATTCTGAAGAAGTTAAAACTATAACCCCTTGCGGTTTGTCAATGGTTCAAGAAGCTGGAAAATTCAAAATTAAAATCAATGCTGGTTATTATTTAAAATTTACATACAGTCGAAAAACTCAAAAAATAGATACTGATTATTTATATGTATATAATGTGTATAATAACGGCGCTTATGAACTAGAAAGTTTTACAGATAAAGATTTTGATGACGGTTTAACTTTATTAGGCGGTTCAACGTTATTGGCTAATAATTGGAACAGAAACGAGGGCGGTTTTCTAATTGAACCCGTTGGCGGAAGTTCGAACAATTCTAATAATTCGAACAATTCAAGCAATAATGGTGGTTTTGATATTTTGGGCGGAATTAAAGCATTTTTTCAACCCATGATTGATTCGATTGAAAGGACTCAAAAAGTTGTTTTGTCAATTACAGATAACATAATAAATGGTATACAGTCTTTTTTTAGTCCCATGATAGAGTCTATCGGTCGTATGCTTAAAGTATTGATTGATTTACCTAAACTTATTTTAGATGGTATAAAATCAATATTTGATGGACTAATAAATGCTATTACAACATTTTTCGTGCCAGCTGATGGTCAAATTGATGCTGAACTTTCGACTTTAAAATCAATGTTTAATTTTGATAAAATTAGCACTATATTAAATGCGACATTTTTGCCTTTAGATAGTTCTGGTTTTAGGTACGATAATAGTTGCTCAAATATGTATTGGGATGCATCTACTCAAGAATTAAACAATACTATTTATAGCAAGGGTGGAGATAAATATTCAAAAGGTTTCCGTTGGGCTACTTCAATTTGTAAAGTACCGCAAATTTATATTATGTTAGCAAGAAGTTTAATCATATTCGCGTTTGTTTGGTGGTCAGCTTATCGATTATTTGAGTTTGTCCCAATTCTCATGGGTTCAGCGTTTATATGGGACAAGTGGCATAAAAAGGAGGATTAGAGAAAATGATTATTATATTATTGTTAAAATTATTAGAAACCTTGCTTTTTCCACTATCTGCCTTGGTAAAAACTGTCGATTCAGCATTAGCCCCCCTTATGAGCTCACTAACGGCATTAAAACCAGTTGTAGCAATGCTACAATCGCCGTTAGAGATTTTTGCTTATTTACTAGGTTCAAAAGAGTTAATGGTTTTTATGTTTACGTTTTCGGCTGTTCTTTTACCTATAGAATTAGCAATTTCGTTTATTTGGTGGGTAATTTACAAAATACCAGCGTTTAGTATTAAAAATAAGTAAAGGAGTAAAATGTCTTACTTATCAATCATTAAAAAAGAAGTTCAACCACATATTGATTCTATCAAGCAAAATTATATCGATTGAAAAGATAAAGAGCTATTTCGCGCTAGTGGTCTAACTGTGTACTGTGGTTGGCAAGGTTCAGGCAAAACCCTTTCAGCTGTAAAACACGTTTACAATCTTATGGTGCGCTATCCTAAATCAATTTTAGTTACGAATTTAGAGTTTAATAGTGATTTACCGAACAAAATTATAACTTTCAAAAATCACGATGATTTGCACCGTTTGCTAGTTGAAGTCAATAATGATAAATACGGCGTTATTTACTTGATTGATGAAATACACACGTATTTTAACGCCTTGGAATCTAAAGATATACCGCCCTATATTTTTACCGAAATTTCACAACAGCGCAAGCAACGTAAAGCTATTATAGGTACATCTCAATTATTTTTACGCATGGCGAAACCGTTCAGAGAGCAAGCAAATTATTTGGTAATGTGTTCAACTCACGGCAATATATTCACTGTCAATAAAGTATATGATGCGCACAAACTTACAACAGATTACAGCGGTGCTTTAATTGGTCATTCAGTAAAAACTGGCTTTTTCTTCCATTCTGAAAAATTAAGAAATATGTATGATACCTTACAAAAAGTAGTATCAGGAAAAGCAGAATTTGAAGATTTTCAGGTTATCAATTTAGAGCAGAAAAAAAAGAAAGGCTTTCGTGCGTCCGCAAGTCGATGACGCGCGCACGAAAGCCTCGAAACAACCATTATTTAAAGGAGAAATTATGTTATATGAACTAAAAATCACTCGTAAATTTCAATACACGTTATACCACAACCGTACACCTATTGCACATTATAAGACTAAAAAAGATGCAAAAACTGCCCTTTTAGTCATTAAAAATAAGTTTGATACTTTAGATAAATTACAAAAAGTAATGAAAGTACAAACTGTACCTTATCTTGACAGTACTAGATTATCTGTCTATCAATACTGCCCTGATTTTGAGATAAAACACTATTTCAAAATCGAACGTGAACAAATTGCTTAATTGTGGCGGGGCGTTGCCCCTTGGGGCAACCCTTGTCAAGAGCCACACTTAACACACAAAACACTAATTTAAGGAGAAAGTATGCAAGCATTAAAAAATCAAACATCAAGGCTTTTAAAGTCAATGTTTGAAAATAATAAAGAGATTAAGTTTAAAGAGATTTCAAGCTATGCTAAAATCTACCCTGATACAATAAAAATTATCAAATATCACCGCCCTATTGTATTTACGAACTTTTCAGACCGTGGTGTTTCCGCTATTCTCACGAACGAAGAAAACGCCGAAGAGCAAGACTATTTACAAAAATCAATTAACCGCACAAAAACTAAAATTAGCGATTATGTACTATGTAATAATTTCACTCACTTTGCTACTTTCACCTTTGACCCTAAAAATCCAAAAGTTAAAAACGAGAACAACCGCCACGATTTTAAAAAAATGTCTTCCCTATTCAAAGATTGGCTAAAAACCGAACAATTAAACCACTTTAGACATCATGGCCACAAATTCAAATATTTAATAGTCCCCGAACGACACAAAAACGGCGCTTGGCACTTCCACGCTTTATTAGAAAATTACAAAAATGAAACTGAAAATTTTTACACACGAAAAAATAATTATATAACAGTATCTGAACTTAAAAGCAAAAAGAAAGATAAAAACCGTAAATTCATCACAAGATATAA